TGAACTCACTGACAACACAAGTTACTTTGACGTTCCAAACGTAACAATTCAAGACGACATTATTTACAATGGTTAAGGCACCAAATGTTTTAAACTTACAGTTTGCGGATTACACGCCAGTAAGTCCACGCGAAAAAATTGACCGCGCTGGTTGGGTAAATTTTGGGGAAAAGAATTTATTTCCTCAATACTTGCGTGAACTCGCAGAAACCTCACCAGTTCATGGTTCGCTGTGCATTTCTATTGCGGACATGATTGCTGGAAAAGGTGTTGACGCTGGCGCGAACCAAGACCGCGTTGACGCGCTTGACGTTTCTCATTCATTCTATGGTTGCGCGCATGACTGGAAACAATTTGGTGGTTACTATTTGGAAGTAATTTATTCAACCGATAGGAAAACACTTGCAAAAATAAACCACTTGCCATTTGAAGAATGTCGAATTGGAATTGAAGAAGAAAGCGAAGAAGTAATTGGAATTTTCCATAGTGAAGACTGGTCAGCAACAAAGAAAAAAAGAAACAAGCCAGTATTTATTCCAAAGTTTAATTCCTTAAAAGCAATTGAGCAACCACGTCAAGTTTATTGGTGCTTCAATTACACAAGTGGTCAAGTTTACCCACGCCCAGACTATTGGAGCGCAGTGAACTATATTGAACTTTCCAAGCAAATTGGAATTTACCACGTCAATAACATTATGAACGGACTATTTCCGTCGTTCATTGTTTCGTTCTTTCAAGGTGCTCAAGACCCAGATACGCAAAGAAAAATTGCAAACGATTGGGAAAACAAATTAAGCGGTGCGCGTAATGCTGGCAAGTTCATCATGACGTTCAATGAGCCAGAACACACCAAACCAGAAATAACACCATTCCCAATTTCTGACGCGGACAAGCAATATGAATTTCTTTCTACCACAAGTAGACAAGAAATAATGGTTGCACACAGAATTACCACTCCATTGTTATTTGGTATTCGTGAGCAAACTGGCTTTGGAAGTAATAAGGACGAAATGGTTGCTGGTCTGAAAATTTTCATGAACCAAGTTATTGAGCCAGCACAACAAAAATTGACAGATGGGTTTGAAGAAATTCTGGCATTTGAAATTCCAAACATTGAATTGAACGTTGTTCAAAATACTCCAATTTCGCTGGAAGACGTAACCGCAGAGGTTGCACCAACAACAAGTCAAGCGACAACCGCGACAGACAACGCAGCACCAACAGAAGAAACAAACGTTGCTGCTACTGCATTGAATGGCGCGCAAATTACTTCATTGGTTGAAATACTTGTGCAAACTGCAACTGGAGTTCTACCAAAAGAAAGTGCAAAAGGAGTTGTTGCTGCTGCGTTCCCAACACTTACTGTTGAGCAAATAAACAGAATTTTTGACAACATTATTGTTGGTTCGGTTAGTCCAACAGAAGTTGCAATGGAGGCATTGAAACTCACCATGTCAGAACTTCAAAAAAAAAAAGTAGTTGCGAAGGTTGCTGAACTTGCAGAAGAAAGTTTTCAGCCAACAGACGAAATGAAAACTGAGGCGGAACTTGGTTTGAAATGGCGTGAAGAATTTGGACGCGGCGGCACAATGGTTGGTGTTGCACGCGCACGCGACATTTCCAACAAGAAAAATTTGTCGCTTGACACTGTTAAGAGAATGCACAGTTATTTCTCAAGGCATGAAGTAGACAAAGAAGCAACTGGTTGGAAACAAGGCGAAGAAGGTTTCCCAACGGCTGGTAGAATAGCATGGCAGTTGTGGGGAGGTGATGCTGGTCAAGGTTGGGCGGCGAGAATTGTTGAGCGTGTCAAGAAAGAAGAAATGTCCACCAATGACGTTGCGGAATTATTAATTGAATGTGGTGACTTAATTCCAGAAAACTACATTTTGGTTGATGCATTTGAGGTTGATTACGAAACAGACGACCAACACGAAGCGGAAATTGAAAGTATTGTGTTGCATGAATTCGCAACACGTGTTGTGCCAGCAACCAGTCCAAACCAAATAAGCGAACAAGACAAACGAATTGACGACAAACTTTTTTTGACGCGTTATCGTTACCGTGGAGAGAAAGAAGCGCAACGCCCGTTCTGCAAAAAAATGATTGCTGCGGACTTGTTGTATCGGAAAGAAGATATTGTTGCTGCTGAAAATAAAGTGGTGAATTCTGGTTGGGGACCCTACGGAACAGACACATACGACGTATGGAAGTTCAAAGGCGGCGGCAACTGTTACCATTTTTGGCAAAAGGAGGTCTACATGTCAACGCTCAAAAGCAAAGTGAGTTTAACCAGTAAACAAACAAGACAAATTGCAGTAAAAAAAGCAGAGCAACTTGGTTATAAGGTGAGAAACGAAGCAGAAGTTGCGAAGTTACCAATTGACATGGACTGGCAAGGTTTTCTTGAGAGTAACCCAACGTGGGGTCGTAATGGAACTGCACGCAAAAAAAAATAAAACAACATGGCTGAAATTCTTTTCATCAACGACACATACATAAAAAAATATACACAGGTAAATGGTGCGGTTGACAGCAACCTTCTTTACCCTTCCGTGTATCTTGCACAAGACAAGTATTTGCTTCCATACCTTGGAACAAATTTGTTTGAAAAACTCAAAGACGACGTTGCAAACAACACGTTGTCTGGAAATTATGCAACATTGGTGGACGATTACGTGCGCCGTGTGGTACTTTGGTGGACGATGGTTGAAGTAATGCCGTTTTTGACATATAAACTTGACAACGGCACGTTGGTTCAACGCACAAGTGAAGACGCGCAACCAGTTAGTGACCGCGTTTTCAAGGACATGCTTGAGCGTTCAATGAACAATGCGAATTACTACACTGGTTTAATGGTTGACTTTATTTGCGCCAATAGTTCTTTGTTTCCAGAATACAATAACAACGTTTTTCCGCAACGAGCGCCGTTGCAAATAAAGAAAGGAAGTTCCGCTTACATTTTTTCGCATGGAAACACCGCAACCAGTCGGGACTTTTATGGTGAAATACGCCTAAGCCAATTACCATGAAAAAGGAAACACAAGAAAAACGTCAACTGTATTTGATGAAGTTGAAGAAATACGAAAAAGAAAAATTGAAAAAACTTTATACTGAAAAAGAAAATGGAAAACGCATTCAATGAATTCGTAAACGAAATTGTTTTGATGTTTGGAAAGTTCAGCACATACATTTTTGGAATTACGATTGGTCTTCTTGGAAAATTATCTTACGAAATATACATGAAGCGCACACTAAATTTTATTCAATGGACTGCCGTGGTCGGCATGTCTGTTTTTACTGGTTACGTAACAAGTGTTTACTGTAATTCGCAAGGCTTCATCAACCAAGCGCAATTTATTGTGCCACTTGCCACTCTTATGGGTGAAAAACTTTTCATTTATCTAATTGAGAACCACAAGCAACTACTTGACTTGTTGCTTTCACGTTTCAAGACCAAGCCAAATGAAACAAAAAGAAAGAAAAAAGTTTAATGACACCAAATTTGGGAAGTTTCTCAAAGACAAAGTGAAGCCAGTTGCTGGCGACGTTTTGGAAGTTGTTGGTGATATTACTGGAGTGGAAAGTATTGAGCGCGTTGGCATGTTTTTGAACGCTAACAAAGAACGAAGCGAAGAATTCAAACAACTTGCGCTTGACTTTGAACGTTACAAGTTGGAATGGCAGTTGGAAGTTATGCGCGTAGAAACGGAAGTGTACAAAGCCGAAGTAGAAGACCGCAATTCCGCACGCATAAGGGAAGCAGAATACACCAAAGCAACAGGCAAACGTGACTGGTTAATGGCAACGGTCGTGTTGACTGGTTTATTCTTATTGCTTGGTGTAATTGCAACGCTGGTTTTTGTTGAAGTGCCAACCAATAATCAAAGACTTGCTGACATGGCATTCGGTGCGGTTATGTCTATTGGTGCAAGCATTTTTTCCTACTACGTAGGAAGTTCTAAAAGTTCCAGAATGAAGGACGAAACGATACACAACGCAATAAATAAAGAATAACATGGCAAGTAGAAACATAAAAGACTGTGTTCCACAATTACAAGAGGCGTGGAAGCAAGCAAGCGAAACATTCATTGCGAAATACCCGCAACTTCCAAAACCATTCTTAACCTGTACTCACCGCACAGAAGAAGAACAATTGGAGTTATACGCTCAAGGAAGAACAAAGAAAGGAAAAATTGTTACGCAATTGAAGTCTGGAAGCAAACACAATTTCTTTCCGTCACAAGCATTTGACATTGCATTCGTTCGTAAAGACAAGGCACTCGACTGGTCGCCAAGTAACTTCAAATTGTTTGCAGAAGTAATTAAACAAATTGCGCCAAGTGTAAAGTGGGGAGGTGATTGGAAAAAATTCAAAGACCTCCCACACTTTGAAATAAAAGTTGACGCAGAAGTTTAAATTGCTTTTGGAACTTCATACGGAGCAAGCGTTTCTAAGGAAACAAAAACTTGCAATTCAAAACCACCATTGTTCTTGAAGTGCATGAACTTGCCGTGTTCCAACAT